TCAGTCTCTAAATATGGAAATTTAAATTTATAATGAGAATAATGTTGTTTAATAATTTTTTCTATATGCTTAAAAAAAATTTTGTCAGATATACTATTTTTTTTTAAAGAATATCCAAATACGTTTCTAATATTTTCTGTATAACCACTTATAATAGATAATTTACTAATCGCTTTTTTATCTATGTATTTTTTTATTAACTCAATAAAATCTTTATTAGTTAAATTATTTAATACAACTATTCCTTCTTCTAATTTCATAAACTTTATTATCTATAATAAAGTTATACTATTATTTAAATAAATAATCTATAGAGAAGAATAAGAAGTAGGCCTTGCACCTAGTCTTGTGATTTTTTGTTCAGAAGTTTCACCTTCAACATTATTATTATCCCAAATAGATTGAAGATTAGATAAGTGAGCAGAATCCCATTTATTAACGAATTCATTAAAATTACCTAAATTAGCATTTGCGTAGGTACTATGTGGAGTTGAATTTCTATACTCTACTTCATCGGTAGACACAGAGGCACCATGTTGAATTGCCCAAATATTTGCAAATTTACTTTGAGACCAGAAAGCATCATCATTAATAACATAACCAGTTCCAGCTGCATCTCCTTTTTGTTTGATAATTAATTTATCATCAAAAACCACTGTCCAATTTGAATTTGTTGCCATGTTTATTTTTTATGTTTTAATAATATAGTTTAATACTAAAGTTGGTTGTAACACAGAGTTAGCACTTCCAGAAAAGTTAGCAGATAAATTGTGAGAGTGACCTTGACCTGAACCAGCTGCCTGAATGACATTATTATCTGTTCCTGCGCCTTGTTGTTGGCACATGCACGGAGAAGAAACACCAACATATTGTTGTGCAGATCCCGGTTGTTGTTTTCTTAGGGCATGATTGTGTGAAGCAAGTTGAGCAGTTGATAATGTAGCATTAGCTACTGATCCACCAATGTTTCCTGTAGGTGTTACAGTGTTTGCTCCAATTCCTTGTGCTAAATTTTTAGAATTTGCTGAGCTAGATCCACAAATTGTTCTGTCTCTTAAATCTGGTACGTTAAAATTTCCACCACCTGGGTCACCATATGTAGTTCCAATAATTGCAAATAAAGCAGCATAAGTTGCTTGACTTACCGCTTGACCATCACATAATAAAAATCCAGATGGAATTGAAGCTGAACCCCAAGGAACAACTATTCCAGTATTGACACCTTCAATACCTGTTAAATATGCTCCATCAAAATCGTATCTTGTTGCTTCGTAATTTGCCATAATTATTTATCCCTATATGTCCAACCAACTGTTGCATCACCTGAATATACTAGAGTAAATCCAGCGCCTTCAGTATTGATGACTAAGTTAGAAGCACTATTTGCTATATTACTAGAATTTCTTCCCATAGTCAAAGGTTTAGTATCAAATGTGTAACCTGCATCAATTACAGATACCATATCTCCTGCAGCTGGTGAAGCTGGAAGTGTTAATGTAAATGAAGTTGTTGCTGTATTTGCAAGTATTGCAGAACCTGGCTGAACTGTTGCAGCAGATGTAACTGATCTCCATATTTGCTCCATTGAAATTAAATTTACATTTGTTCCATCAGCGTAAAGTGTATATCTATTTCCTTGTGCTAATTTAATTCCAGTTCCTGAAGTTGTTTTAAAAGTTAATGTGTAAACACCCATAGTAACTTGGTTATTTACTAAATAAGTTTTTTCAATTGCATCTGGAACTACAACGTTTACGTTTCCAGATAATGTACCTGTTAAATTTAATACAGCGTTTTTACCAGTTGATATTGCTCCATCTGTAAATGTAAGTGTAAGTCCTGTTGTTGCGTTAACTGCAAGTGATTGATAGCCAGCGATTGCTTGTTGAATAATATATAAGTTAGTATTTGTAATTTGACCCCATGTACCAGCGTTTTCGCCAGTTGCCATTATGGATAGTTTAAGATCTGATGAGTATATTGTAGCCATTTAAATCCTTATTTTGTTCTTATTAAAATATTTATCAGTTTTTGTCAATTAATACAACCTCTATATTTTAAGCTGCAACTTCTGTCCATACTATAGATTGTCCAGTATTTACAGGAGTCCAAGCACCTACATATAACTGACCGGTTGTTCCTGTCAAGTTATTTCCTGTTAAATTTACAGGAGTATTTGTAGCAATTGTTACAGAACCAACAGCTGTTGTTAAATTTTGACCTGTTACATTTACAGGTGTATTTAAATCAATAGTTACTGAGTTTAACGAAATAGATAAAGATTGGCTAGTTACTATTGTTACTACAGCTATATCAATATCTATATTTCCTTGTGCTAGAGTTAATGTTTGTCCTGTAACATTAGCATCTGGACCCGCATCTACATCACCTTCAGTTAAAGTTAATAATTGACCAGTTAAAGAAATACTTACATCAATAATTGGAGTAACTGAATTTAAAGATGTAGATAATTGTTGACCCGTTAAATTAAGATTAGCATCCCCTGTAATAGATACGGAATTTAAAGAACCTATTAATTGCTGACCTGTTAATGCTACTGGAGTATCTAAATCAACTGTTGAACTTCCTTCAAATGTAGATAATCCAATATTTTCTCCCCATCCAAGTTGACCCCAACCATTTGCTCCCCATGTTGTCGCTGTTCCAGGAGCTGTTACTGGTACATCTATTCCAGGTATTCCTTGTACACTGTTTAAAGTTAAATTTGCTAATTCTCCAGATAAAGAAATATTCGCTGTTCCTGTAATTGAAACAGATCCAGAATTAGTAGATAAACTTTCTCCTGTTAATAAAACAGAACCATCAATTGATAAAGATACTGAACTTAAAGAAGTTGTTAAATTTTGACCTGTTACTTCAACAGTAGGACTCGCTGTGTTAGTTCCCCAACCAGTTAATCCCCAAGTATAAGCTCCCCATCCATCATTTACTTCTGCTGTAATTGAAACAGAATTTAAAGAAGATGTTAAAGATTGCCCTGTAAGAATTTCAAGTACGTTTTCATTACCCGTACCAAATTCACCAATGCTCCAACCTTTTTCTCCCCAATTAGAAGCCATTTAAACCCCCGATTAAGAGATTCTAATAATAGCTGCTGAACTTGTAAAAGCTGGAAATTGAATAGTGAATGTTCCTGAAGTAGCTGTTTTATCTGCTCCAAAGTTTAATACTGCAACTGCAGAATTAGAAAATGAAGTATTATATATCAAGCAACCTCTTGCAGTTAATGTAACATTCGCAAAAGATAAATCAGCAAAGTCTGTGAAAGCAACCGTTGATACAACTGATGTTCCAGAATTTACTAATGCTTTTCCACCTGTTGTGTAGTTTGTTCCAGAAGAACTTACTTCACCGCTTGTTGTGTAAGAAGTTGTTGCTGCACCTAGTGTCGCAGTTGATACATAAAGAGCTAACTTAAACTTATCACCACCCGCTGATGAAAAATCTTGATCACCATCCAATAGTTGTTTTTTAAAACTATTTGGTAACGCTTGTGTAATAGCCATGTTTTGTTTCTCCTTATTGTGGTTTACGAACTATACGAGGTTCTCCATCTAGAAACTCATCAGTTCGTCTTCTTCCCATTTGTTCTAATGAGAATCCTTCGATAGCTTGCTTATATCTATTTTCATAATATTGCAACATATCATTTGGACCCTTTAAGAACCCATAAGCCTCTACTAGGCAAGCATATAATAAGCCATTGGGAAACTGCTGACTTAAATATGTAGTCGTGTTTGTACTAGATAATCCAGTTGGTTTCAAGATATAATTTGCTTGTATAGTATAAGCTTGATCTGGAGTAGGTGCTACTATTACTGTATTTTCATCCCAGTTAGCATAATATTTAGGTATTCCTGTTGTATTACTTTGATTATATTCATTAATAAATGTCATATCTCTAACATCTAAAAAAGATATACTTCCATCAGTATTAAATACTTGTACAGATCTAATAATTAAACAGTTATCCGGAACTGTAAAATATTTTTGAGTTATAACAACAGAAGATGTTGCATATTTTCTATTATTATCAGAATCAACATCTCTTAAAATTCTAAATTCAGCATCTTGAATAAATCCATTTATAATAGTCGAAGTAAATACATTGGAGTCAACTTCTGTGTAATCTCTAATTTTTGTAACTAATTCTGCGTATGTCATATTAAGCCTGTAAAGTTACTGGACCTGCAGAACATTGTGCCCCGCCGCCTGATACCCCTCCCGTTGTTGCTGTATCTGTACTCTGGAAATAAAAATAATTCAATGAATCACTAACTAGTCCCAATGAATCAATTTTACCAACTGTGATTGTAAATCCTTGTGATCTTGAAATATCTGTAACTCCATCAAAAGATGGAACTGAATCAAATGAATCTTCTCTAGAAGGTGTACCGACTGTGTTAACTTGCGGCGGGCCTCTGAATCTTACAATGTTACCAGTTGATCTTCCATGATTTTGTGAAAATACATTTATATAAGTGTTACCGGCATATTTAATTGTTGAAAAAGGATTAGGTGTTAATTCAATAATTACTGGTGGTTCTATTCTATCTGGATGTGCATATCTTAAGCCCTGTGGATCAGCTGTAGTTGGTTTTGGTTCTAATTGAGGTTGTTTTGGTTCGTATTCAGAAATATGTACCCATGACCCATTCCATTCTTGAACCATTTCTTGATATGGAAATCTCTGACCTGATCGGTCAGAAATCATATATGAATATTTTCCTCTAGATAGATTAGACATTTGGATAATAAGTTTTTGGAGTTATAAATGAACTTGAAGAAGATCCATCAGTTTCTAATGCTCTCTTTAATTCATCTTCGTATAATAATTTTAATCCTTCTGTTCTTTGTGGAGCAAGTTTAAGTGATACATAATAAGCAAGTCCCGCGCACATGCATGGAACAAAACGATATGGAACATCTGTTGCATTTGTATAAGCTCCAACATCTTGAATTCTTTTTGCATAGTAATATTGAATTACATTATTTACCTGATCTGTCCCTGGAGTTAAATATAAAGTGATTGTAATTTTATCTATAAATCTTTGAACGTAATATTGTGTAGGTTGACCTGTTGCAAATTTAGAAGATAGTCCGCTATATGCTGATCTATTAATTTTTGTAAGTGGAAAATCAACGACAGGAACTTGTTCTGTGTTTCTATAAACCATTTCTAAAATATCATCAGGTCCATAAGTAATAGAATTGTAATCATACACAGCAGTATTATCTGCGTGAATTGCAGCAGTTGTACCGTTAGCTCCTCTAGTACATCCTGTAATAGTCATGGAATCTGTATCTGTACCAGTGTAAGTAATTTGCTCAGTTCCAATTAATAAAGTACCTGTTTCTGGAAATTGCCAAACTGAATCTAATGTGATTGTTGTAGCAGATGCTGTAATTGCACCATCTAAATAACTAAATGTACCATCAGAAGTACCATCAGCAGCTGATCTATAAATTGTATAAGTGCTTTGATTGTTTACCATGGAAATAGTATTACTTGCTACTTCCCAATAATGAAGACCTCTGTTAGCCCACTCTTGAAACATGATATTTAGAGATCTTCTTGTAGATTCTAAATCTTGTCCAGTTCTTGGAGCGGACATACCAATTCTTTCGTAAGCCTCTTCTATAATTTTATCTATATAAAAGGTCTTTTCAAAAGTAGTAGTTCCAGAAGTAGTGTTAGCCATCTAACTTCTCCTTATGGTGTTAAACCTGGACCAGAATATTTATCTGTTAATAAAGTAACTGCTCTAACATTTGTTAATGTTGAAACAAAAATTCCCTTTGGAAACAAAATTCCATCTTCAGGAAAACTAAAATTAATAACATCACCAGTTGGTACATCTGCTGTAAACAAATTTGATCCAGCTTGACTTGTTGTTGTTAATTTTACAATTCCTACACCAGAACTATTTGATGCAATAATAATTCCTCTCAGTCTTACTGGAGGAGCAACAATTGCAGTAGAAGTAGTTGCTGTAAATCTAGTTGCTTGTATATCACCTTTATATG